TAATACTTATTCTTAACCCGGCTACAAAAGAACATTTCATCTATCAGAAGTTCTTTGAGAGTAGAGGAGTTGAAGCGGGAGTCAACACGATTAAAGGCGATACGACGTACATTCACACAACATATCAGGATAATATATCAAACTTATCAGAAAGTTTCTTAAATCAGATTAAAACAATAAAAGAACGACGCCCTGATAAATATAAACATACCATACTTGGTGGATGGTTGGACAAAGCAGAAGGTGTTATCTTTACCAATTGGAGAATAGGAGCGTTTAATAATGATAATGGTTCGGTATTCGGTCAAGATTACGGATTTAGTACAGACCCTTCTACATTGGTTGAGACATCGATTGATAAGACTAACAAGATAATTTATGTTAGACTTCATATTTATCAAACAGGGTTAACCACATCACAATTAGCACAGCTAAACAGACAGTTTGCAGGACGTGACTTAATAGTAGCGGACAACGCAGAACCACGTTTGATAAACGAATTAAAGGCGCAAGGTTTAAATATTGTGCCAACAATCAAGGGAGCTGACTCAGTAAAATATGGGATAAGTTTATTACAGGACTATGACTTAATTATTGACGAAAATTCCGTAGATTTGATAAAAGAATTAAACAACTACTGCTGGCTTGAAAAGAAATCAGAAACACCGATTGATAAGTTCAATCATGGTTTAGATGCTTTACGCTATGCAGTTAGTTATCAGTTAGCTAACCCAAACAAAGGAAAATATGGAATTAGATAAAACAAAGTCACTAAGACAAATTATTAACGAAAGCGCGGTTAAGGTTGCCGACGCTTACAAGAATGAACATGGGGACAATTGGAAGTTCCAATGCGTTGAGTCAATCGATAACGAAGTAGCGAAAGCTGAAGCGACTTTGAAATATTGGAAAGGTGTTAAAGCTAAAGTAATGCAAGTAAGATGACAGCAGTACAATGGTTACTAAATGAGTGGCAAACACTTGAAACAACTTTACCAAATTCTTTAATAGAGAAGGTTTTAGAAATGGAAAAGCAACAGATAATTGATGCCGTAGATTATGGTAAAAATCATTCTTATGATTATTCAGAAGATAATGAAGTAGATTATTATAGTGCAGAACAATACTACAACGAAACATTTAACAATGAAAGTAGAAATTGAAATACCTTCCAACCTATCCGAAATAAGTTTAGATAGGTATCAGAAGTACATGCTAACACTTAACAACTCTGATGATAAAGAGTTTGTATTTCAAAAAATGATTGAAATCTTTTGCGGTCTTGAATTGAAGGAAGTTGTTAAAATGAAAGCGTCAACGGTTATCGAGTTGGTGCAACATTTTAATAAAATCTTTAACGAAAAGACTGCATTCAAACATAGATTCAAATTGAATGGTGTTGAGTTTGGTTTTATTCCCGACTTAGAAGAAATCAGTTGGGGTGAGTACATCGACATTGAAGCTAACATTGGTGACTTTCAAAACATACACAAAGCGTTGGCGGTAATGTACAGACCGATTGTAAAGGACGTTAAGGGCAAATATGAAATAGAACCTTACAAAGGTGATTTAAGTTACTCTGAGGTGTTAAGATACGCACCGTTGGATGTTGTACTACCTGCTTCGGTTTTTTTTTGGACTTTAGGAATCGCATTAATAAACAGTACGCTGTCCTCTTTGGAGAAAATGAAGAACAAAACCCGTATAGCGAAAATGTTCAATTCTCAAAGCAATGGGGATGGTATAGTTCAATCTATCACGTCGCTCAAGGAGATATTAGAAGATTTGACGAAGTTACAGCGTTGGGACTTCATCAATGCTTAACATTTTTAACGTTCGAACAACAAAAAAGCAGAATCGAAGTTAATCAATTAAAGAAGTCCCATGAAAAACTACTATAACCTATCAACTTTATTGCACGATAGTATACTTGCTGACCCTTTAGTTAATAGAGTTACTAAGGGGAGTTTGGATAAAATAACCAATGCAAAACAAGACATGTACCCATTGTGTCATATAATCTTTAACGATGTTGCATTTAGAGGTAATACAACGGTGTATAACATATCTTTAGTTATGATGAGTATAGTTGATATTAGTAAAGATGATGTAACGGACATATTCAAGGGTAATGACAACGAGGACGACGTTCTAAACACAACGTTAAGTATATTAAACAGGATATTTGAGAGGGTTCGACGTGGTGACATTAGTGATTTAGGTTATGAAGTGTTAGACGACACTGCAAGTTGTGAGCCTTTTGTTGACCGCTTTACAGACGCGGTTGCAGGTTGGACTATGACCTTTGATATATTAGCACCAAATGAGATGACTATATGTTAGCTGATCTAAGAGAGTCGGGTTTACAGGATGCACTTGACAAGTTCAAAGCTTCGGTAATTAAACAAGCACGTACTAACTTAACCAAAGGACGTGCGCCTTTTGGATCACATAACAACACACGAAAGTTATACAACTCATTGAAAGGTCAAGCAAAGGTTTACGCTAAGGGTTACTCACTCAGCTTTGAGATGGAAGAGTATGGTTTTTACCAAGACAAAGGGGTAAGGGGTAAACGTTCTAATTCACGTGCGCCAAAATCACCATATAAGTTTGGGAGCGGAACAGGAGCAAAGGGAGGATTAACAGAGGGAATTAAACGTTGGGTTAAGGCACGTAAATTTCAGTTTAGACAACGTGACCCAGAAACAAAAAAATCAACAGGTAAATTTTTATCGTACGATGCAACAGCATGGATAATTACACGTTCAATCTATGCGAAAGGGTTAAGACCTACTTTGTTTTTCACTAAGCCTTTTGAGGCGGCTTACAAACGTTTACCTCAAGAATTAGTCAACGACTTGAAAATAGATTTAGAGAAAATTTTCATCCCAGCTGTGCCACTTGTAAAACTTGATGTTACACCAATGCCCGAAGCGTTTAGTAAGTCCATGTAAGTTGAATAAATACGAGCACCTACTATTCCTGTAAAAGATATGTTTTGAGTTTCACTTAATGCTTCAAATGTCTTTGCATTCTTTAACCATAAATACAAATCCGTAAATACTTTTTGATTGAAAAAATTAGAGTCAAATGATACGTTATATTTTGTTTGTATAGCTTCAAATATTCTTTTAACACGTAATGCAGGGAATAACTCATTGTAATAAATCGCACCTGTTATTGTATCTATATCAGTGTTCGCACCAATTCCATAAGTCCATTGTCGTTTAGATGAAATCAAAGGATAACGAATATCTGAATCTGTTGCGTTTACTAATTTTGTTCTAACTATTTCACCATTGTAAACATGACCATAACTGCTGAGATTTAAATCCTTTAAGCTATCATCACCAAACTTATCTTTAAGGCTCGTTAAATCTCCGTAAAACGTTATTGAATAGCTTTCAACACGTCCTTTAACAACGTTTGAACTTTCGATTGATATTTTACCACTCCTAAATGGAATAGTACCTATTTCTATAAATCCGTTGCGCTTAATGTTAGGATTATCATTTGCATCTACATCCGATTGATAAAAGTGTTCAAACAGTCTATTATTACGTGGTGATGCAGGAATAGTAAACGACTGAGTAAAGTCAGTGTAAACCTTTGCAAGGTCTTGAATGTTTTGAATCGAGCTATTAATCTGAATCTCTTCATCGTTAAACAACTCTAACTTTTCATAGTTATTTGAATCCGTAATAACTTCTATGTATACGTCTACCTTTCTCATTATACAACGCTATTAATTAAGTCATACGCAAATTCAAACTCCAAACTATAATTTATTTGTTTTGTGTTTATCGACTTGTTTAGTTCAATCGACTTAGTTTTAAGTATCGCGGGCTTTTCATCTACTAACACTTTTTCACTTAACATCAATTGTTTTAAGTTGTCCTTAAAATCTTCTTCAACCCATCCACTATTGACCTTTATACTTTGCTTCCCGTTTTGGTTGTAAGTAGTTCTTTGCCCACCTGTTAAACTATAATTGTACGGTTGCATTAAGTTGTAATCTTTGTTAGTGACTTCGATATTATCGTTCGATGCTTTGAAAAAGAATTCACGTTGGAACGCTCCGTGTTTATTTATGAAGTCAACTTTAACAGGCGTATACAAACACTCTTCAACAGGTTTAAAAGTCCATGTTGCTTGCATTACGTTTGAACTGTTTAATAGCTCTACAGTATACTCTTTTGTAAATTCTGAATTATAGCAGCGTGGCACGTAATAAAATCCCAAGGCTAAAGATGCACTTAAATAAACAATACCATCGGTAACATTTGTCCATCTTATCTTATCAGATGCTGCAGCGTAAAGCATAATAAAACCAGCATTTGCTCCACTATGATAGTAATAATTTTTTTGGTCTAATAAGTAATTCCCTCCGTTATAATTAACA